TAGAACCTGGATGCCCACCATGCAATCAGGACTGTAACCAGGGCAGAGACTGCCCTTTAAGGAAGGTTTAACCCCTCTTTCCTCCCAAAGACCCCCCTACCCCAAACAAGAACGGGGTAGAGAGGGGAGGTTCCTCCGCTGCAAGCAGCATCTCGATGTCAGTCTCCTGACCCCTCGGCTTCGAGATAAGACCAGCCGACCGGATTATTCGGGAACTGCCCCCTAGCCTTACGGCATACCGGCTATCCGCTTTCACTCCACGCAGCCACGGGTAAGGCTCTTACTATCGTGCGGAGTACGGTCTGGTCAGAAACAAAAAAGCCGTTAAGGATGCCCCCTGGTGGTGATCCCTCTGGGGTAAGTAGAGGGCAGGGAACATGCTTAACGGCTCAATCTGCACCACACAGACAACCTGATCTTAATGGCAAACACCTTTTGATGCAAGCGGCAAAAACACGGCTAAAAAGCGGCAAACCTGGCAAACATGGCAAACCATTTGCCAACCCGACGAACGGTAGATTACTAGCTATATACATATGTTCCTAGTGTGTATAATCACCAGTGTTGTACTTAACCAAAGGAGAAACAACATGGATGATTACAAGTTATGTAGGTTGATTGAATCGGATTTGTTTGATCTTAGGCTCAAAGGAGTGCGTGTCCTTGAAGCTGCGGCGAACATGCACCGTGTGATTGCAGGCGAATGGCCTTACTTGTCGCCTTACCAAGTCAAAGTTCTTGAAAATGTTTTTAATGAGGCAGAAGAACTCAAGCAGATGCTTAACGTCATCAAGAACCGTGATGCTCGCAAAGACATTAGCACTTGCTTTGATGAGGAGGCAGCATGATTCCAGAGATCGTTAAACGCACCATCAATCAAGCGATCAAATTGCTTGACGCATCAGGTTGCAAATACAAAGTGATCGATCAAGACGGCAACGAGTATGGTGAGCTTGCTGTAGTCGAACCTAAAAAGACTAGCAAGAATTACAAGCACCCTCCAGGAACGATGCACAAGTTTTATTACCCACTCATCAAAGACATGAAAGTTGGTGATGTTGTTGCTATCAAAAACTTTGACTTTGAGCCAAGAGCGCTTCAAGGCGCGGTTACTGCATGGGCCACCGAGCACTGGGGCAAAGGGTCTTATAAGACTTGCTTGGTTGGCCCTGACGTTGAAATCTTACGTTGTCATTAGGAGGCAGTATGACTAGCTTTGATACGGAATCAAGACGTAAAGCCATATGGGCCACTGATGCTCGCAAGATCGTAGACGGTCGTGCTGCTGACGTTTATTTGGAAAAGACAGGGCAAGCAGAGCGTGAAGACATAAGCCACATCGAAGCAGTGCAATGGGGTTTGAAGTTGCAAGATGTCATTGGCAGGGAAGTTAGTGCCAGATTCAAGATGGAACTTAAAGAAGCCGACTATGAGCTATACCACCCTGAACATACCTGGATGGCATCTCACTTTGACTTTATCTCTGCTGATGGCACGACACTGGTCGAGGTGAAGAACTACAACCAATCAAAGAGGAATCAATACGATGCTGAAATCGGTCTTATGCCACCACAGGATCGTGCGCAGGTTGTACACGAGGCTACGGTGCACAGGGTACAGCGTTGCATACTTGCGGTGCTGTTTGGAGGTCAAGAATTGGTACTCATTGACAAGCCAATACCCGATAGTGAAAAAGACGCGCTCATACAACTGGAAAGCCAAATATGGGCCTCAATACAGACAAACACGCCTCCAGAAGCCAGCACAGTGGATGCGGCACGAAGGCTTTTTCCTACCTCGACAACTCAAGCCGTGGTCGCCACCTCTCAATTGGAACAAGCCTGCCAGCAATTGAAAGCGATCAAGACTCAGATCAAGCAGTTCGAGGAGGCTGAAGAGAAATTGCAAGGGTATATCCAAGGGCAGATGAAAGAAGCAGGCTCACTCATCACCTTTGACGGCAAGGTGCTTGCAACCTGGAACTCAGCCAAAGGTTCTAAACGCTTCGATCCAAAGCTACTGCAAGCAGAGATGCCTGAAGTCTATGAGCGTTACATCGTTGAACAACCTGGCTCACGGAGGTTTTTAGTCAAATGAGCAATCTAGTCGATCCAACAAAACTTGATCAGTCGATCATTGATTCAATCGTATTGAGAGGAGATTTGAGTGGACTCAAGGAAGAGCAACTCACCGGATACTACAACTACCGCTGCCAGCAAGTCGGCCTCGATCCTTCAGCGAAGCCGTTCGATCTTCTTGTCTTGTCAGGAAAGAAGGTCTTGTATGCGAATGCTGGGGCCACACAGCAACTCAGCAATCTGCATGGATTGTCCACTGCGATCACTAACAGGGAGCGAGTTGAGAATGTGTATCTTGTATCTGTCCGATGCACTGGCAAAGATGGACGAAGCTCTGAAAATCAGGGAGCAGTTGACATCTCAGGTCTTTCTGGTGAAAAGCTAGCCAATGCCTTGATGAAGGCTACAACCAAAGCCATACGCAGGACTGTGCTTGCTCATTGTGGATTGGGGATGCTTGATGAAACTGAACTCGACACTATCCCGACTAATCAATATCAGAAGGTTGATCTGCCGCCTGTACAACCTCTACAACCGCTTGCTGAGGTCATTGAGGGTAAGTACAAGGTATTAGTTCCTGAAGGCGATAAGAGCAAGGTTTACAGCTCTCACCAGGATGAAATGCAGTGGCAGGATAACTTCTTTGGTTTGATCGGCAAGATCGCTGACTCTAAGAAGATGAGCAATGAGGAGAAGAACGCCAAATTGGCGAGCCTCTTTCGGGTCAACCACGAAACCATCAATAACTTTGGCGGGGTTGCAGCCATTGCATTCAAGAAGCGCTGTCACGATCATGCGGTCGAGGGTTATATCGCAAAAAAGGTAGTGACTCTGGATGCGGAGGAAGAGGTAGTGTTCGATTGACGCAGACGCAGGCAGTGCTTGAGCGTTTGCAGCAAGGAACGCTCACGCAACTGCAAGCCTATGCAGAGATTGGTTCAACAAGACTTGCAGCCAGAGTCGAAGAACTAAGGAAGCAAGGTCACACCATCGTGACACATACGATTAACCGTAATGGCAAATCCTTTGCCGAATATCAACTAGTGAGAAAATAATGGCTTACGAACAGCAACAAGGCAGTGGCGTACTTTTCACCGTCAAAGAGAAGAAGTCTGACAAAGCACCAGACTGGTCAGGAAGTTTCACCTGCGATCAGGCTTACAAGCCTGGTGATGTGATCAAACTGTCAGCATGGACAAAGCGTAGTGCTTATGGCGATCTGATCTCGATCAGGGTGAATAACTTCGTACCAGGTCAGCCTGCAAGGCAAGGCCGTGAGGTGAGCTATCAAGACGATGACAGTGTGCCGTTCTGATGTTATGCCCTAAGTGCGCCGAACGTGGTGAGCACAACGATACGATCATCCTAGAGACTCGCAGGTATGGTGGTAAGAAGCCTGCGAACTCTTGGGTGACACGCAGGCGACGCTGTGTCGCTTGCTTGCATCGATTCACCACCACAGAAGTCATTAAAGGCGCTAATGACAAGGTATGGGACGCTGCATTGCGGGAGGATATGGCATGACTAAAGAAGACATTATCCGCATGGCAAAGAACGAGTACGGCATTTATGCTTTTACCGCAGACTCACTCGCAGAGTTTGCCACCCTTGTTGCTGCTGCCGAGCGTGAGAAGCTGGCCGCATGGATGATCCAGCGCGGCTACGCAACAGGGCACGGAGACACCGTGGAGGACTTGCTGAAAGAGCTTGAGTGGCAAATCGCGGAGCGAGAACGTGAGGCGTGTGCAAAGGTGTGTGATGGCATGGATCACAACGGGGTGATGATTGCCGCAGACTGCGCCACCGCTATACGCGCAAGGGGGTAGCAGTGACAAAACTGACAGAATCCCACATGAAGGTGCTTAAGTATCTTTCTAAGCGAAAGACTGAAGCCACATTCAAGGACGTTCAACTGCAAACCAGGCTTGGCAGTCCAACAGTCAAGTACGTCATCCGTTCATTGCTCTACAAGGGTCACATCAAGAAGCGAACAGAGAAGATCAATTGCGTGACTGAGCGCTTCTATACCTTTGCCAGTTGGGAGCCTGTAGCGAAAGAACCCGTTAAGAACCCTGTCAAGTTCACCAAGACGCGTATTACGATAGAACCTAAGTTCTTCAACAATCCGTTTAGCGTAGGTGCTTCATGAGTGAGATGACCAGGGAAGAGATGCAGGCCAAGATGGAAACGCTCTATGCGCTTACCAGAGAGTTACGAGCCATGCTGGCAAGAACTGATCACAAACTCAAAGTCAGGGAAATGTTCATCCATGCCTTACTCGACCCTGATGCTTTTGGCTATGCCGTAGAGAATGCCGTCAGGGAAGAAGCCTGGAAAATCCTACAAGGAGAACGCGATTGAGCAAGCTAGGAAAGACCAGAGGTGCTAGTTATGAGCGTGAGGTCTGTAACGCGCTTACAGAGCGTTTAGGAACCAAGGTGACGCGTGTACTAGGGCAAGCAAGAGATGGAGGCTCAGACATCGATCTAGGCCCGTTTATGATCGAATGCAAGCGTCGTAGGAAGATAGCGCTCTATGAATGGATGGAGCAGGCCAAAGTCTCATCCAAGGGTGAGAAGGTGCCTGTCGTGATTTGCAGGGCTGATGGCAAGGAGAGTCTAGTGATCTTTAGGCTTGACGATGCGATCACGCTCATGCAGAATGAATTGTGACTCCGCTGAATCTGCCAGTAGGTTAAGCGCTTGAGGCAAGCGAGCAGATAGCCTCACCTGTTGTCTCCTCTGAGTTGAGCTCTTCCCGACGAGCTTTTACCCCGTCATCATCGACGGGGTTTTCTTTTGGCAGTCTTTGCAGATTCTCTAAAGGCTTTAGCAGTTGGCGCACCAGGTGTTCCTGGCTTGCGCATACGCTCACCAGACCCTGCTTTAATGCGCTCTCTCTTGGCTGCAATTGCTGCATACAAACCTGGTTTCATCTAACACCTCCAACGTCTTCTAGCGGCCTTACCTCTAGGCCCAGACCATGACCTCGATCTCGCGCAGAAACTGCGCTTCCTAGCTCTCTCTTTGGGAGTACGAGGGTTTGGTGCAGGCGCTTGCAGATTAGAGCCTGTAGCCCTGTTATAAGCCTTTCTACCGGCCTCTGTCATGCCACCACCTTCAGCAACCGACTGAAAGTGTCTTCCTTTACCTTTAGTCGTCTTTGCAATCGGGTTTGCCATGCTTACCTCATCATCAATGCTTCAGCTTCTCGACGCTTAGTCAGCCCTGGTAGCACTCTGCCTGCAGCCTTGTTCCACTTGCGACATTCTACTGCTGCACCTTCCCAGTCATTGGCATCAATACGTTTCTTGAAGGTCGAGATTCTGTAGTTGCCTAAGCCGCAGTTATACGCCCAACTGATGACTGCAGCAATACGTCTAGGGCTTGCAGAAACGAGCCGTGGTGAGAGTTTTACCAATCCGGATACGAAGTGCCTGACATGTTCCTGAAGGGCAGTCTCAGCTTGTTCTTTTGTCCAGACAGTATATTGCCTAATATCACGACCAGTAGCACCATAACCAATAGTCCAAGGGTCGCCACCAGTAGCGGGGTCAGGATAAGCACAGCAATCGCCGTTAGGCAACCGCTTAGCATAGCCTTCAAAGGGCTTGATGAGTACGTTGATGGCAAGCTCAATCGCTTCATTCACTTCTGGTACTTTTCTATTGATCTACCAACAAAGAAAAATGACAGCACCATTGTCAACAAACCAAAGTCATCTTCATCCCAGGTCTTAACTAAGACCTCTGCCCACGGTGCATTGCTTTGAAACGCGAGTACAAGCGAAGCCGCTTTGACTGCCGCATACATACCAAAGATAGCCCAAGTAATGCCTGGACGAACCAGCGCTGAGATGCCAGCCACAAACCAACCCGCTGCTTGAGCCGTTTGACTCTGTTCTTCAAAGGCCGCTTTGATGGTGTCGAGTTGCTGAACGCTGTAGTCAACGTACTTCTCCTCCATCCGAAACTGACCCTTCAGTTTCTCAAGATCGGTCTGCAACTGAAACATGTTCAGCTCATGCTGGCGTTCGTTCTTCTTATCGAGGAACTTTAGAACCTCTGGAGCTAGTCGGAACAAACCACCAAAGATGCTGCCAAGCAAACCACCGGAGAGTAATTCAAACATTAATGTTCTCCGTTCTTATTGATGTCTTCTTTAGCCTTGCGTGTTTCACGTTCAATCTTATCGCCTCGAAGTTTGCGTACCGTATCAATCTTTTCATCAAGTCGAATCAAATCGTTATCGTGCATCCTAATTCGATCAATCAGAGATACAACAGACTTTTTTGCTGAAGAAAGTACGGGATCGATTTCTTCAGTAGACCAACGCCAAACGTAATACACAAGGTATACAAGACCACCAACAGCCAAGGTCGGAAAGCCATATTCTTCGATCAGCTTGCCGACGTTGAAGTCCATTAGTCCTTCCTGTTATCTGACTTTTCTGCACGGGCAATGCGGTCATAGTCAGGCTCTAGACCTAGCGAGTGCGTGATTTTGATATCTATCCGTTGAAGCTGCGTGTTCATATTATCAACCCGCTGTTCAAGCTGTGTAATGATGTTAGCGATACCGTTGATTGAGCTTGTAACGCCAGCCAAAATGTACTTAAGTGTTAGGAAAACAAAGTAACCGCCAATGCAAGCGGAAGCAATAGGCAAACCCACAGAATGAATAAACACAAAAAGGTCAAGGCTCACTTCTGCAAGATTTGATCAATGCGCGAATGAGCCTTGTCAGCAGACTCATGAATCATTTCAACCTTCGCTTTCAAGTGAGCTAGGTCTGACCTAATCGCTGCATAAGCACCAAAAGCGCCTACACCAGCGCCAATCAGGGCTTGTATGACTACTGACATCGACACTTCCATTTAGGACATCCCTTCGCCCGGTGTGATGTACAGGCTGTGCGTACCCGTATCAACAATGGCGGCAAAGTAAACCGGATTAGTTCCATTGGCTTGGCCGTTGGTAATCACAATTCTACTGTTGGGCGGAACAACAAATCCATACTCACCTGAACCAGACGTTGGTATCACCGCTGTAGTTCCGCTACTTACACCTGTCTTTACAAAAATTTCGTGGTTGCCGTCGTTGTAAAGCGCAAACTGGTTAGCAGGTGTATCAGCGTAGACAGCAACATTCGCAGATGTTGTCGTTACGCTTAAAAGGTAGGTCTTGCCAGTAGCAAGAAACGCAATATTATTTGCCACCTTTGCTCCCCCATTGCTGCGCAGCCGTCATGGTTCCATAGCATGGTGCGCCATTGGTGAACTTGGGCTGAAAGTTGGGGGTTACTTGCTTGGCAACGGCGGGGACTTCCTTAACCATCACCTTTTTTCTCACGATTTTCATGGTCGTCATCATGCTTTGTTTCCTTCATTAACGATGGCAAAAACACTGTGATAGCAAAGATGAGCAATGCTGCAAGACGCTCATACGTCGGCCCCCACATTGTCCAACAAGCGAGTGCAAAAGTCATTGATATTGCTAGCAATGTCAAGACTCTCGCGACTACTAACTTCAAAGAAATACGTACTACCTTCAAAAGAAGATTCGCATCCATGCTCAGCCTCATGGGTTAATTAAGGTTATCTAGTCTACCTTAACTATCGTCATCTTCATCATCATTCATAAAGCCACTCCCCCATTCAGCATCACTCGCTTTCAGGCGTATGGCTTCTAACTTCAATGCTCTGTCAATAATCTTTGACTTATCGGTTAGGCTTGCTTCAGGGTCTGCCATGACCTCAGCCAAGAGTTTGCTTATTGCAGCCTCTAGGTCAGGGTTTATACCCGTTTGCTTACGCTTCATCGAGTCATGCGGCGCTTTGGCTTGCGTTCAACTTCACGCGCTGCAGGGATGCGGCCAAGAGCGCGTTGCGCTGACAGCGAGCCTGCCACTTCATTGCGACCAGCCTCGGCAGCTTGCGCTTCCTGGCGCTTCATTTCTTTATTGCCTTCTTCTTTCATCATCGTGTCGTAGTTCATCGCATACCTCTCTTGGTTTTACGCGCTGTTGATAGGGCAATGGCAGCGGCTTGTTTCACGGCTGCACGTTTGCTTGCAGGACGACTGGTGCCTATCTTGCCAGTGTCTTTGAATTTACGCACCATCTCTCCAATATTGGTCGAGATTGTCTTTTGACTGCTACCTTTTTTAAGGGGCATTTCCACCTCCAAGTAATGACCCAATTGGCTGAGCTGCAACGCCACCAACGCTTCCGGCGAGAACAGCTCTGAATACGCGAGCTGCTGCTTCAGCGCGACGGTTTGGATCAACAACACGATTAATAACCTGAACTTGTCTACGCAATTGATCAATTTCTCTAGAACTTACAAGTGCCGAACCTTCTAGGGCGGGTACAACATTGCGTTCAAAAACATCATTAAGTTTTTCTGGAGCAACTCTAGACAATGAAAGCTCTAGAGCACTCAGGAAGTCTTGCTTAGTACGCCTATCAGTGCCTAAATAAGATGCAAGCCTGCGAGTTTCTTCAATAGACTTCGAGCCAGTCAACATGCTTTCAATAGTCGGTGCTGGATTGTCACTTCCTAATACTTTTTGCACTGCTTGCTCAGGCGTGGAAACGGCTTCAGGCATAAGAGCCTTAGCTCTTTTCTCAGCCTCGCTCATGATCGCCTTGCGTTGGCTCTCTATTTCTGCTGCACTAGCCTTGCGTTGAGCTTCGAGTTCACGAGCCA